TGTAACATATACAGTTTTGTACGCGAGTGATAGAAGTGCTGCTGGTACAACAATTGCAACTGCCACTGTAACAAATACAAGCACAGGTGCTACCGCAACAATTTCCAATGCTTCGGTGGCGTCTGGTAATTATATATGGGTAGAGACAAGTGCGACAAGTGGAACTGTTGATGAGTTCCATGTTAACTTATCATTCTAAGGTGAGTTATGGCTACTAAAACATGGTATCTAGATTCAAAGAATTTTGGAGGTTCAACAACATATGCATTTTTTACAGGAGATTTATCTCAAATTTCATCAGGCGTGAATCATACAAACACGGGATGGAATATGGGTAGGAACGGTGCCGGCAACTATGCATTGATGGACAACGGTAATGAAGTTTCGAGAAATAATTTTTCATCAGGAACGCCCAGTAGTAGTACATCAACAAATATTGAGAGTAATTCTACTTTCAATAATACATATAATGATACTGCGACTACAATAGTTCCTGTAAGTGGTATATCACTGGCTTTTCCATATAATGCACAATTTGATACTGGATCTTGGTCATTAAATTTAGATGTTCGAGCAGACAATAGATCATGGCAAAATGGAGCAGGAAGAATTATAGGAAAAATGTGGTATAGTGTTTTTAACAGTAACGGAACTTGGACGCAATCACAAATTTCAACTTCTGAGAATGGAACAGGATGGGTGAACGGTTCAACAATTAGTAACTTGACAACAAGCACTGAACAAACTTGTTCGATGACTCTTACTCCAACTTCTGCTCTTACGTTGGCAGCAAATAAAAGTTCTAGTTCAGCGGGGAGTAATCAATGCGGATATTTAACATTCGAACTGGCCTGGGAGATTACAACTGCAATTGCAGGCCGGAGTGTTAATAACAACTGTGATGCTATGTTGCAAACAGGAACAAATACAAGCAGTGAGTTGATATCACCGGCATTTAGAAAGAAAATTTACGCGACACAATAACAGGATATAATAATGGCAGATTTAGATTTTCCATCAGCACCGTCAACAAATGACACATACACAGATGATAATGCTGCTGTATGGCAATATGACGGTGAAAAATGGGATGTGATTACACGTTCAACGAAAAGAGCATTTGTAGGGTCGAAAGCAACATTATCGGTTGATTACTCTCTAGGATCTACAGCAGCTGCTGTGCCTTGGTCTTCAACAAATTTTGATACTGGTTCTTTCTGGTCTGCATCAACACCCTCTCGTTTTTCAATCACAGAAAATGGATTCTATAGGGTAAACGCACAGGTTCAAGCAACTGACTCCGGTTCTGGTTCATCATATACTTTTTCCGTCAGAAAAAATGGAATAACAATAACCTCAACAACAATAGCCCCAAATCAGTTTGCAGTGTTTGATGATATTGTTGAATTAGCAGTTGGAGATTATGTTGAATTATATGCTTCAGAAAGTACATCTGCTGGTGGTATTGACTCAACAACAAGTTTCTTTGAAGTAGTTCAGGTAGGTTTGAGTTTGGGTACAGGCATTTCTTCTTGGAGTGCATTCTCTGGTGCAAGAACATATCTTACAAGTGCATTTAATGTCAGTTCAACAGTAACAGGTATTTCTTGGACAGGAACACAATATGATCAAAATGCTGATGTTCTTGGAGCACAGTATTGGTCATCGGGTGCAGCATCTAAGTTTACCGTAAAAGTAACAGGATATTATAGAATTAAATCAGAAATAACAACGAGTGATGCTGGTGCTTCAGACAGTTATACAGTAGCATTAAACAAAAATGATACAACAGATTTAGAAACAACGACAATTGGACCTAATACTACATTGTTGTTAGATGAAATTTATAATCTTTCAGCGGATGACTTTGTTGAGATAAATATATCAAACAGTGGTAATATTGGTTCTGTCGGAAACACAGCTTACTTAGAAATAACAAGATTGGGAGTTTAATCAATGTCTTTTGTAAAATCAACAGATGTTATTACAGATGTTGCCTTAACCGTCAGTGGATTATCAGGCGGAACAAACGGTAGAATTGTTCGAATGTCTGGAACAAACACCGTAACTGATGCATCAAGTTCTGATACCGCACTTCAGTTGAATAGTGTTTTATTCAAACAAGGTGGAATATATTATTCTTGGGGATTGATTCAGGGATTGTCAGGACTTTCTGCTGGATCGATTTATTTTCTTGATTCGGATGGTACAGTAACATCATCACCGCCAACACCTTCAACTTCAGTTAGATCACTTTTTGTTGGATTTGCAGTCAATACAACAGATTTGATTTTTAAACCAGGCACACCTATCTCAGGAACCTAATAAATGGCTTTTGCAAATATACAATTTGATTTCGCCGCTAATACTTCTGAGTATTACTTGCCCTTACCGATCAATAACAACATTGATCGTGAAGGTTATTGGTATGTGTATAAACCTGTTAACGCTAGTAATGATACAACAGGGGCTGAAGTTAAATTGTATCATTGGGATGTCGCAGTATCTCAAGCAAATACATGGTTAACAATTGACGGCACAATTCCTTTGATATATGAGGAAGTCGATGGATCAAATACTTATTATCATGCAGGCGCCATTGAACACGTTGGCGAAGGCATAAATGATATCACATCAACAATTGAAGATAATGCCATCATATTTGGCCATATGGGAGCGAATGAGGCCGATGATGATGCATTCTACTGGGATAGATTCTATCTAGCGCAAGGCGAAACAGATTGGCAATATTATCAATATCACAAGCATCTTCCTTCCTTCTATGTAAACTATAATCAAGGTAGAGAGACAACTTCTGGTGGTGGTTACATCAATCCAGAAGATAAATCTTATGCTTATCAGATCGGACAAAGAGTATCTTCTGCTGGTACTGCTTATCAAAGTAGACTTGCTCGTGTACACACGCCTTCTATTGGTGGCGCACACAACTCTCACAATGATGTAACATTACCTAATACTGGTACAAGAAATTATATGTCCGGTGGTATTATACGCGGAACGGGCGCAAAATATCATGCAATGTATTTTGCACAGGCTCAGGCTAATACAAGTAATTGGGATGTTTACGGCAGGACTTATGATTCTGCATCTGAATCGTTTACTGCACAATCCACAGTCGGTGAATTTAACTTAGCAGATCCAACTTTTTCTTTTAATGACACCACTGGTGATCAACAACGATGGCCTATTCGTGCAAGTTGTGGTGATGTTCTAGGAAGTAAGTTTTATATTCCTGTTGTCATGACTAATCAGTCAAACGCTTCACTTTATGATCTTGAAATTTGGGAATTTCCTAGTGCCGATCCGCCTGATCCAGGTGATCTTGTTAGACAAGTCATTCAATCTTCTTGTACAAGAATTCCTGACGCTCAGTGTCTTTCTGTTGGATCAAAATTGTATGTCGCTTATTCTGATTCAGTTGATGGCGGAGTTTCAATACATTCTTACAACGGTTCAACTTGGACTGATGAAGGACAACTTCTTACAAATTCATCATCAAATGAAGTTCGTGTGCATGGTTTCCGTTATAACTCATCCGACACCCGTTATTATTTGGTGTTAAGTGGAACATCTTCCGGCGGCGCAGCTACATACGTAGGCGATGGAGTTTATTCGTTTAAATTTGACTCTGCTTTTGGTGGTTACGAACATCTTAACTACGACTACACCAATCATGCTTGGTTGTTACAGAGTGCTAATACTGCTGGGTATGTTGAATATGATATTGACAACGCCGTTCAAACAAGATACACAGGTACTGAACCAGAAGGTATTGCCACCGATAAAAGAATATTAAAATATGATGTGAGCAGTCCTGAGTTTTACCGAAGAGAAGAAATTCAAATCGGGGGTGAAGAGTATTACTACGATGGTATAGAATTATCTGACGGTAGAAAATGTCTCGTTGGTCGTGTCGAGGATTTAAAAGGCGTTGATGATACGGTAGCAAAGTTCGGTAATATCATCGTAACACTGATAGACGCGGATAATCCAGAAGGTCGTCAACACTTTGTTTACGGTGGTCTAGGTGATGATTATACAACAGGTGTGACTCAAGCTTCGAACGGTAAAATTTGGTTGACGGGTTATACTAAATCAGAACTTGTTACGAAACGCGATATTAAAGTACATGGTTATCTCAGAAACACACGTGATGGTATAGACAATAACTTGACAATTAAAGACGTAGTACAAGACAGTAATGAAAATTATTACACCGTAGGAAGTCATAATACAGATGGTTATCTGTTTGTACAAAAATATGATAAAGATTTCGACATCGTATGGCAAAAATATTATGATAGCGGTATTGTAGGCGCAGATGTTGGTTACAATATTGCGATAGACAGCAATGATAATCTGTACGTTTGTGGTAGTACAGTAAACTACGGTGCAGGCGGCACAGACGCTTTAGTATTAAAAATCACGACTGCTGGCGCTCTTACTTGGGACTACGCTTATGGTACAACAGGAGAACAAGTTGCTAAAAGTATTGTTGTAACTGATGATTCTGGAACAGAGTATGTTGTTGTTGCTATCGAATCAGGTACAACTACATTTATGACCGTTCTTAATACTGATGGCGGCGTCACTGAAGTTAATACTGTTGCAAATTTAAATGTGAATCGTCTGAGAAGAGATGTTTCAGGTGATACAAAAGGACGTTTTCTTTTTGCTGGCGATAACGGAGCAAATAAGATTCGTTATGGTATGGGAGAGATAAACAGCGGTTCTAACCGTATGATACAATGGATCAACGGTTTTTCTACGAGTGCAAATGGTGTTGCAAATGATATAGGTATCATCAATAATCCAGACGGCAGCGGAAACGGCGCTGATTATATTATTGTAGGTAATGAAGAAAGTGATGCGTTTGCACTGAATGTACAGGTTGACGAGACTGTTGGATCTTTCATTTATAATGTCAGTAAAGTTTGGTCGAGAACTTTGGCGTCTTGTTCCTTTAATGCTGTTGTTTGTGAAGACTATGCTAATCCAAATTGGACAACTTTTTACGGAACAAAAAGAAGAATATATGTGGCTGGTGAAACACCCGGTTCTACTGGCAACGGTTTAATCGCTTCGTATGATGTTGATGGTGCATTTGAATGGCAAAATACATTTGGTTTCGGGGGTAAAGAAACTCTTCTTGGAATTATCGATGACGGTACTCAAGATAATGTGGTCGTTGTCGGTACGAAAACAAGTCACTCATTTGCCGGACAAGACGGAATGTTGTTCAGAGCATGGAAACATGAACACGGTACCGGAAATTATCACATTACAGGAAACCAAACAACGAAAATGCTTTATCAGGCAAGTTCGTTAACTGATTCGTTGAACACCGCAATTATAGCGTCTATTAGTGCTCCCAGCGATTCAACAGGAACACTAACTAGAACGACAGGCACAGCTTCTGTGGCCGACATAGGTTTTGATGTAGAGACGTATGACGGTTCATATGGACCCAATGGTCTATGGATGTTCTGGGCTGCATGTATTGACCTTAATGATTTGCAAACATTTATCAATACGGATACATATAAAAACAGAATTGCATCTGGTTATGATTATTCTTTTGGTAAAGATTTCTTCACATTCTACCAAGTTGCGACTGCTGGTGATGGTTCTGCTGACGATGGTAATATATTTGGATATGATATCATTGAACACAGTGGCGGTCAAATTGTTCCTGTCGGAGTGACATCTGGCAATATTGGAAGAATCAACACAGGCGCATCTGGTGTATATGATTATATTATTTTTCATATTGATCCAACAACAGGTGTGATGCAGTATTTCCAGAATGGTTCTACTAGTGACGAAGAAGTTTATGCAGTAACAGAACTTGCAACAGGTGATATTGCTTTCGTAGGAAGATCAACAGGTAATCTAGGTGGTCATACAAATCAAGGCGGTTATGATATTTTTGTGGGCATTCATGAAATGGCCACGCACACTACAGATTACTATCAGACTGGTACAGGATTCCAAGATGTTGGTTTTGGTATACATGAAGTAGGTAATAATAAACTTGCTGTAGCTTTCACAACTTCCGGTGCATTTCCAAATAATACACATAATGGCGGTCTTGATATAGGTGTGATTGAATTCAATTATGTGACAGATACATGGGGCACAGCATGGCAAACAGGTTCATCGTCAGCGGAAACAGTGTCTCAAAACGGCAGACACAGCACATTATTACCAGACGGCCGAGTTGCGATCATAGGTCAGACCTCGGGATTCTTTGCTGATAATGCAACAACGATTGGTCTGTTAGATATCTTTGTGGGTATTGTAGATCGTACTGACGGAACATGGAAAAAATATCAAGCAGGTACAGGTGCTAATGATTTTGGAACAGCTATTATTGCTCAAGGCGATAAACTACTTGTTGTTGGATACACTGAAGCAGCAATTAGTGACGGCATTCATGGCGTATACATGGAATTTGACGGTTCGTATAGTATAACAGGTAAAGCAACCGCGCTTTCATAAATAAGAGAGTATAAGAAGAGAACCAATAAATGGCAGCATTAGATTTTCCAAGTAATCCCAGTTTAAACGACACATATTCCGCAAATGGTAAAACATTTGTCTGGAACGGAACGTCTTGGGTAAACAATTCATTTGTCTCAGGATATACCGGCTCACAAGGTTACACTGGTTCTCAAGGAACAACGGGTTTTACTGGTTCTGCTGGGGCAGACGGTGCTTATGGTGGTTTTTCTTTTGAATATACTTTCAGTACCAATACAAACACACAAGACCCTGGTAATGGCCAATTAAAGTTTAACAACGGCACTATTAGTAGTGCTACTGTAATGTATATTGATGATGTTACAACCGGTTTAGTTGATATACAAGCATCGTTGAGAACAATTGGCGCAGGTTCTTATTTCAGGGTTGCTGAAGAGGCAACACCATCTAATTTTGTTTTGTTTGAAGTGACAAGCGTTACTGAATTGTCTGGATATTTTCAGTTTAATGCTACCTATTTGTCAGGATCAGTAACAAGTTTTTCTTCTTCAGCAAGTGTAATTGCCAGCTTTGATAGTGCTATCACAGGTTTCACGGGTTCTAGAGGAACAATTGGTTACTCTGGATCAGCATCAACTGTAATTGGTTATACCGGTTCTCAAGGTTATGACGGTTCTCGCGGATTTAGAGGTTATACCGGTTCTCAAGGGTACAATGGATCTAAAGGTTACACCGGTAGTCAAGGATATACCGGCTCACAAGGTTACACTGGTTCTAGAGGTGCTACAGGATTTAATGGATCACAGGGTTACACTGGTTCTAGAGGTTATACAGGCAGTCAAGGTTATACCGGTTCTAGAGGCGCAACTGGATTTGATGGTTCGCAGGGTTATACAGGTTCTCAAGGTAATGATGGTAACTTTGGTGGCGCCACATTTGATTATACCTTCAGTACGACTACAACAAACGCTGATCCTGGTGCAGGCACATTACGTTTTAATAATGCTGATGTTAGTCTTGCGACTGCAATGTATATTGACGATACTGATGATAACGCAACAGACATACAACAATTTTTAAGAACGATTGATGATTCAACATCAACAATCAAAGGTCATTTCCGTGTTAGTAACAGATTAGACGCAAGTGACTTTGCTCTTTTTACTATTAGCAGTATTACAGAAAACACAGGTTATTTCACCGTCAACTGTGCATATGTAAGTGGTAGTGCGACATCATTCACCAATGCCGAAGATATCATTATTACTTTTGCTAGAACTGGCGATAAAGGTGACATAGGTTACACAGGTTCTAGAGGCGCAACTGGATTTACCGGTTCTCAGGGGTGGACTGGATCGCAAGGTTACACCGGCAGCCAAGGATATACCGGTTCTCAAGGTTATAATGGTTCACAAGGTTACACTGGTTCTAGAGGTGCTACAGGATTTACAGGATCACAAGGTTATACTGGATCAAAAGGTGACACGGGTACTACAGGTTTCAACGGGTCTCAAGGTTGGACTGGATCGCAGGGTTACACCGGTTCTAAAGGCGATCAGGGTGTTATAGGATACACCGGTTCACAAGGTTACAATGGATCGCAAGGTTACAATGGATCACAGGGTTACACTGGATCGCAAGGTTACACTGGTTCTAGAGGTGTTACAGGATTTAATGGATCACAGGGTTACACTGGTTCGAAAGGTAATGACGGTAATTTTGGTGGTGCAACATTTGATTACACTTTCAGCACAACAACTACAAATGCTGATCCTGGTGCCGGCACAATAAGACTTAATAATGCAACTGTCTCATTGGCTACTCAAATGTATATCGATGATACCGATGACAATGCGACCGATATACAAACTTTCCTCAGAACAATAGATGACAGCACAAGTACAATCAAAGGTCATTTCAGAATTAGTAATAAATTTAATTCTGATGACTTTGCGATATTTACTATCAGCAGTATTAGTGAACAGACGGGATACTTTATTGTTAACTGTGGTTATGTTTCTGGCAGCGCGGCATCATTCTCCGATGCTGAAGACATCATTATAACATTTGCTCGTACTGGTGATAAAGGCGATACAGGCTATACTGGATCACAAGGTATAATCGGATACAATGGATCACGGGGTTATACTGGTTCACAAGGATATACCGGCTCTAAAGGTGATCAAGGTGTCATTGGTTATAATGGATCACAAGGTTGGACTGGTTCACAAGGTTACACTGGTTCACAAGGTTACACCGGCTCTAGAGGTGCTACAGGATTTAATGGATCACAGGGTTACACTGGTTCTAAAGGCGACCAAGGTGTCATAGGTTACACTGGATCACAGGGTTATACCGGTTCTAGAGGCGTAATCGGATATACCGGTTCTCAAGGTTATAATGGTTCACAAGGTTACACCGGATCCAAAGGCGATATCGGTTATACTGGATCACAAGGGTACACCGGTTCTAGAGGCGCAACAGGTTTCGATGGATCACAGGGTTATACTGGATCGAAAGGCAACGATGGTAATTTCGGTGGCGCCACATTCGATTATACCTTTAACACAACTACAACCAACGCTGATCCTGGTGCGGGTACATTGCGTCTTAACAACGCTACGGTATCTTCCGCTACTCAAATGTATATTGATGATACGGACGATGCCGCAACTGATATACAAACATTCTTACGAACTATTGATGATAGTACAAGTACGATCAAAGGACACTTTAGAATCAGTAACAAGTTTAATGCTGATGATTTTGCATTGTTCACGATTAGTAGTATCAGCGAACAGACAGGATACTTTATTGTCAATTGCGCTTATGTAAGTGGTTCAGCTGCATCATTTACAAACGGCGAAGATATTATTATTACATTCGCAAGAACAGGCGACAAAGGTGACATTGGATATACTGGATCACAAGGTATAATCGGTTATAATGGATCACAAGGATATACCGGCTCTAAAGGTGATCAAGGTGTCATTGGTTACACTGGATCCAAAGGTGATCAAGGTGTCATTGGTTATACAGGTAGTCAGGGTTACACTGGTTCTAAAGGCGACCAAGGTGTCATAGGTTACACTGGATCACAGGGTTACACTGGTTCTAAAGGCGACCAAGGTGTCATTGGTTATAATGGTTCTCAAGGTTATACTGGATCAAAAGGTGATACAGGAACGACTGGTTTCAACGGGTCTCAAGGTTTCACTGGATCAAAAGGTGATGCCTTCGCAATTACAATACAAGACGCAGCACCGTCTTCACCTGCAAGCGGTGATCTCTGGTTCGATTCTGATGATGGCATGCTCAGTGTGTACTATAATGACGGAACGAGTTCTCAATGGGTAGTTGCTGCTGGTCAACAAGGCGTTATTGGATACACTGGTTCTAAAGGCGACCAAGGCGTAATTGGTTATAATGGTTCTCAAGGATATACTGGATCAAAAGGTGATCAAGGTGTCATTGGTTACACTGGATCACAGGGTTACACCGGTTCTAAAGGCGACCAAGGCGTCATTGGTTACAATGGATCACAGGGTTATACCGGTTCTAAGGGTGATACAGGAACTGGTTTTACCGGATCAGCATCGACTGTCATTGGTTACACTGGATCAGCAGGTGCAGGTGATAACGGAACAATCAATGCAACAAATGATACTACAACAACTTCGTTGTATCCTGTTATGGTCGCGGCCGTTGGTTCAGATAGTACTGCAAAGGCAACATCGACCAAGTTGATATATAATGCCTCAACAGGTACACTGCAAACAACAAACTTCAACTCTACATCTGATGCCTCACTGAAGAAAAATATAAATACAATTGAAAACGGTTTGCAGATTATACACAAACTGAATCCTGTTACCTTTAATTGGATAGACACAGACCTAAAGAGTAACGGTGTTATCGCACAAGAAATTGAAAAGATTTTACCTGAAATCGTTCATGAAAACGAAGGCATCAAATCAGTTTCTTACACGCAAATCATTCCTTTCTTAATTAAGTCAATACAAGAGATGAGTGATAAAATAGAAGAATTACAGGATAGAATAAATGGCGATTAATTTTCCAAATTCACCAACTCTTAATGATACTCATACAGTAGGTTCAAGTATATGGAGATGGGACGGTAGTAAATGGGTCTTTGAAGGAGACTTAGGTTATACTGGTTCGCAAGGTTACACCGGTTCTAAAGGCGATACAGGTACTACAGGATTTAATGGATCACAAGGATATACTGGATCAAAAGGTGATCAAGGTGTCATTGGTTATACTGGATCACAGGGTTACACCGGTTCTAAGGGTGATCAAGGTGTAATCGGTTATACTGGATCACAGGGTTATACCGGTTCTAAAGGTGATACGGGTACTACAGGTTTTGACGGATCTCAAGGTGTTTTAGGTTACACCGGATCAGCCGGTGCAGGTGTTACAACAGGTAAAGCCATCGCCATGGCAATTGTTTTTGGATAATAGGAGAAAATAAATGGCAGCGCCAAATATAGTCAACGTTGCGACAATTACAGGTAAAACAGAAGGTGTTGCTATCGCAGCTACAAACACAACTATTGTCAGCAACCCCTCTGCCTCTGGTAAAGTCTTTAAAGTTAATTCGCTGATTGTTTCAAACGTTGACGGAACAAATGCAGCGGATGTGACTGTAGAGTTTTTTGATAATGCTACAACAGCATATAAAATAGTAAATACTGTATCTGTACCAGCAGATGCAAGTTTAGTTGTAATCGCAAAAGACACGGCAATTTATCTTGAAGAAAATGATTTAATTCGTGCTGTAGCAAGTGTTGCAGGAGATTTAGAAGCTGTAGTGAGTTACGAAGAAATTAGTTAATATGACCAATTTTTATGACAAAAACCCTGGAGGATTAATTGGAGCAACTAGCACCATCAGTGGTATTTGGACATTAAATAATATTCCAGACATTTCTCTCACATCATTAACTTTTGTAGACCTCACCAGTGCAGCGACAGGAACAGCTGCAGCTTCTTTTGATTGTACAATATCGTCTAGCGCACAGGTCGGCGATTTGGCAATTGCTGCTTATGCAGCAGATTTCGAGACCGTAACACAAACAACACCATCAGGATGGACATATGTAGGAAATGGAGATAATTTAGAGTATCCAAGAATGTATGTTTACGCGAAAATACTAGAATCTGGTGATCCTGGATCTACTCTAAGTGTAACTCCTAGCGCTTCTGAAGGATATTCAAATCAAATAGCTATTTTTAGACCAAATGCTGGGGCGAGTTTGACGAGTTTTTCTACTAGCGGGTTTGTTAATGACAAAGGACCATCTGCTCTCAGTGTAAGTCTTAGTGCTACTGGAACATCGCCTTCTATAGCTCTTGCGTTTTTAACTGGACGACCCAATCAAACTCCTTCGATGACTTGGTCTGGTGCTACATTAGAAACTGTAGGTACTACTCTAACCACGGGATATATTATGTATAGTTCTGGGTCAACTGCCTCTCATACTATAACATCTAATGACACCGGTAGACAGTCTCTCTCTGCATTCTATCTGGATATATCGTAAAGGATATTTTTTATGAGTAATGGACGAATAATTGGTCCGGATAACGATCCAACTTCTTCCGTAGCCAGCGGTGTTTGGACATTACAAGAACAATACACTGCTGAAAAGGTAAATAATTGGCCAGGTTTCGTAGAAGCGGACCCTGGTCAAGTAGAATTTACAACTACTGGCTCAACCAGTTGGACAGTTCCAGCTGGCGTCACATCTGTCTGCGTAGTTTGCATTGGCGGTGGTGGCGGTGGAGTGAAAGGCGGCGAGCTCTTCGGAACTCAAGGAGGCGCAGGTGGCGGCGGTGGTGGTCTTGGATATAAAAATAATATATCTGTAACTCCTGGACAATCTTATACTGTAGTAGTCGGCAGTGGTGGTGCTGGTGGAAGTGCAGTTGATGCGTCTGATGGCGGTGATAGTTATTTTATCAGTACAGGCACTGTTTGTGGATTTGGCGGAACTGGCGCCACCATAAGCGGTACTACTCTTGGCGGTGACGGTGGTTCATATACTGGTGATGGCGGTGGTAATGGCGGTAATGCTGGCGGTGGTAGTGGCGGCGCAGCCTCCGGAGGATCAGATGTTATAGGTGCCGGTGGTGCTGGCGGTTATTCCGGTGATGGCGGTGCCGGTGGTACTCCAAACACTGCTGGCAGTGCAGGATCTGGCGGTGGCGGAGGCGGTGGCGGTGCTGGTGGTTCATCTGATGCCGGCGGCGCCGGTGGCGGTACTGGAATCTATGGCGAAGGATCTAATGGAGCAGCTGGAACATATGGTGGCGCTGATGGTGGTCCTGGAGGCGGTGGTTCTGGCGGTAGTGCTGCGACTCAAGGCGGCGCTGGTGTGGCCGCTGACGGTGGAGCATATGGTGGTGGCGGCGGTGGTGCCGATAACACTCTCGGCGAATATGGTTCTGGTGGAGATGGTGCTGTAAGAATTATTTGGGGAACTGGTCGTTCATTCCCCTCAACTAATACGGCGGATGTATAAATTAATTAAACGGAATAAACAATGTCTTTATATACAAAAAACGGAGAATACCCAAAAGAATTACCAAACCGTATTCGGTTATCTGATGGTACCACAAGAACAGATAAAACCACATATACTGCGGAAGAAATTGCAGATGCTGGTTACACATCAGTAGCGGATAAACCAACTGTTACGCAGTTTCAATATCTGAATTGGACAGGTACCGAATGGTCCGTGACTGATTGGACCACTCAAGAAAAATCCGATTATCATAGAGCACGTAGAGACAATTTGCTTGAAGAGACAGACAAATACGCTCTCACCGATCTCACTTTGTCGTCAGAAATGGCTACTTACCGACAAGAATTACGAGATGTACCACAACAAGCAGAATTCCCAGATACAATTACTTGGCCGGTTGATCCTAATAGTTAATCGACCTCAAAAATGTGGGTACCTTTGTGCCCACACTTAATGCTTGTATCTGCGAACATCTTGAATCCTCGTTCTTTTGCTTTTTTACAGAAATCAACATCTTCACTGAAAGTGTCGGCCATTTTGAGTGCTGATCGATATTCAAACTGAGGATATCCGATTGTTTGGAACACATGCTTCTTAATTAAAACGCAACCAAATCCGCATCCCCCAATCTCAATCAATTGATCTCGCGGTACATTATCATACGGAATGTTCACTTGATTCAGGTCATATAGTTCGATAACTTTATCTGGCAAACGTTGTCTGTACATACCTGAGATCAAATCTTTATCATGATTAATCATTTTGATCAGTGTATCTTTTGGAAAAATAATGTCACTGTCAATTGAAAGAAGATAGTCATAAGGACCGTTCACCATCCAATCAGCAATCAAGTTTCGAATCTGGTCAATCTGATAACCATAGAAGAATTGTAATTCCGTTTCGTATCCTTCAGGCACGATCATATCGTATATTGACTTCATTGTCTCTGTCTCAACATATCGAGCTGTAGGTACACCAATTAATATTCTTTTCTTACGTTCAGTCCGATTATCATGTGTTGTTTCGATTGCATTTACCTTTCGAGTAAAATGATAATCAGCATCATAAGGAGACGGACTGAAATGTTTTACAAGTTGAAATCCTTCTTTCTCTAACCACTCAATCACCTCGTTCTTTTTTGGTGCGCCAACATTATATTCAACATTATCATTAGGCAATTCAAGTATTAAATCATTGCAGGTTTTCAGTAAATCACCGCATCCCTTCAATATATCTAATTCTGCACCTTGAACATCCATTTTAATCATATCAGGTGCAGGAAAGTTTTTGTTTTTAACAACTGTATCAAGTCTAGATATACGTTTTTTTATCGCGCATTGATCAGGAAAATAAACATGCGCTTCTTTGTTGACATTAATATTCTCTCTGTAGTATGAGTTACCCCCTGGAAACTCTAGATTCTGATAGAAATCTATTTCCTTTCCGTCTTCAGCACCAAGAAGTCCACAATTATATCTCATACCCTTTTCTTTATATAATGTAGCACATTCGTCCATTGCCTCAAACGCAATAATCTCACTGTCAGGCCACGCATTCTTTGCAGCGTTTGTCCAGTGCATCACACAAGCACCTATATCATAGATGATTTTGGGTTTTGATGTGTTCGACATTTCACGTAGATAATTTTTATGTTCTGGTGGTAATAAATCCATTTGACCTAGTTTTCGTAGATCATTCAAAACTTTATCATCAACTTTTTCCACTTTCTCTCCTAATATTTTCGCTGCATTGTCATTCTGTTCTGTGCCGTTTACTTTGTAATCATTGATAGGGTTGGTATCATTATACATGTAGACGATCTCTGGAACGCATACAACCTTACTCGGATCAGCCTGTTCAATGATGTTATAGAATGTTGCGACATCACCGCCGGCACGATACCATTCACCGTTTTCGTCTTTGAACAATGACTCATCCAAGTCCAAAGCAAGAGACGCTTTGAATGTTCTCAAGTGTGGGTAAGGAAAGTTCCAATTAAATTTGTGTTGACGATATGATTTATTCGCCTTTACTTCAGGCGGGTATGGTTGTGCAATCAGTGGAATATTATCAACAAGTGACCAACAACTACCGTAAGTGTACTCTGCACCACGATTATAGGTGTTGTTATACATGTTGAAGATATTTGGATTGTTTGCCAACCAGTCATCACCGTCTAATAACATAACGATTGAATCAGGTTCACAAAATTGTTTGATAGAATTTATCTGATTATATACTGCGCCTTTATTATTACCGTTACGCAATAATGTAAACTTGTTCTTGATTCCAAGTTCCTTTATCGTGTCGATAACGACATCAACAGTTTTATCAGTAGAACAATCATCAATGATATACATCTGATAATTTTCATAGTCTTGTGATGCGACAGACTTAATACATTTATCAATGTAATTCTCTGCATTATAAACAGGTGTGATGATACAGAATTTATTTTCCTTTTCTTTTCTAATCACGGCTTCTTCATAATTCATTGTTCTACGGCCAAAAATACGATGCACTTTGTGATTGATATAGGTCACGTTTCTGTATTCATCGATAGGTAAGAAATCACCCATCAATTTATAGAAGTGTTGTTTCCATTGTAGTGCAACTGTATCCCATGTGCATATATCTTTTACCTGATTACACGCATACATTTTTTGTTGGGTCAAGTACTTGTTATTATATGCATGAATTGTTTCACGCACAAAATTTTGAACCTGTTGATCTTCACTCAACCAAGGCAGTGACCAGTTCTTTTCAACAGGATACGGAATTTTGTAACACGCCATGTCGATTGCGGTTTCTTCCAATGCACCGAACCTACACGTTATCAAAGGTGTATTATATGCTAATGATTCAAGCGTTGAGATGCCGAATGTTTCTGGAAATGCAGCAGGATATAACATGAAAGATGCATCACGAAGAATATCCGCAATTTCTTTTTGAGAAATAATACCAGTAAATTCAATGTCGCGTTGTCTGTGAATTGGATCATCAACCATTCTACGCCAGTCCATCTCTTGTTGATCAGGACCATGTGATGAACGAAAACGATAAAATCCACCAATGACTTTCAGTTTTGCATCAGGTAGATTTTGTTTGACTTGCGGCCATACTTTTTCTACAAGAGGTATCATACCTTTTGTGACTGATGCATTATAGACAAACAGATTAGGATCTTTCTTACTAACGTCTACGAAATCATGATAGAGTTGAATACCGTTCCGTGTTTGGAAAATATGTTTCTTGAGTATGTCGAAGTTTCTGCGTTTTCCGTGATCGCAGTTCGTTACATATGTTGTGTGCCAGTCCGTGAGTGTAAAGATTTCATGAATGCGACCTTGCAGAATAAAGTCTTCAATCAGATCGTCACCGTCACAAAATGTATCATGCATCCATAACACACGATGTTTCGCTGACATTGCAACACTTTCAAGATTTGGCAGTGATTCAGACCATTTGAAGCGACTCTTCATTTCATTCGGTGCAAATGAAACTACCGATCTAGAGGCAATGTAGATATCAAACTGACCTTTGTATTGTTCAATGTCATGCAGAGAACGATAGAGAACACCGTCATAAGTACCAGGACTTGCATCGTCACTGATACAATCATTGAAGACAGTTACATCAAAACCAAGTTTGTGCAACTCTTTTGACATGAATATGAGAGCAGATTCGGAACCACCGAGGCCGCGTTTTGATAATGTGCTTCCGTCATAACAGAGACCAAGCGTATCAACAAAACAAATTTTCAATTTTTCACCTCACCAAGAATAGGAATAGTATAAATAAAGTATAACAGAAAACACATTCTGTGTCTACTATTATATATACAAGCCTAGTTCACTTATATAAGGAGGAATGAAGATGGCGATTCAAGTAAGCGGCACTACCGTAATTGACAACAATAAAAAGTTCCTGAATACATATAATGAAGATGGTACAGCTGGCTCATCCTTTACTCTCGATCTTAATACCGCCACTGTTCACGAAATCACATTAAACAGCACTGGATGTACTGTTAACTTTTCGAATGATCCCCCGAGTGGACAATTTTTCTCTTGTATGTTGATCGTCAATCAAGATGCAACAGGAAACAGAACACTGTCATATGCTAGTGGTGATGTAGGTCTCGCTAAGTATACTGATGGTGAACATCCTGTTCTCTCAACCGGCGCGAACCAGAAAGATGTACTCTCTTTTTGGACTGTTGACGGCGGCACTACATGGTACGGTTCGTTTGTAATGGCAAACACAGCTTAATACCAATTTTAAATTTAGGAGATTTAAAATGAAATCGCAATTTAGACTTTATCACAACGCCGGCGCTACAGAGCCTTCTGATGTTTTTCATGTAAAGAATGCTCTTATGCGTAAAAATATTAATCCAGCAATGAATACTGCATATAACGAAACAACTGCTATTCAGTATGCTACATGGTTGACAACATCATTTGTTACTGCTTTGGCAGAAACAAACACCGTCATTGCTGAACCTTTGGATACAGTTGTACTCACATACCGTGATGCTCTTTTAAACAAAGACTGTATCTGTGTGGGTAAAGATAACATAGTACAATTTGTTACGTCACTTTAATCTGAGAAAGGATTTTACTGATGTTAGGAATAGTCAATTTAAAACGAAGTATTCGTAACGCGGGTTCCATATCCTATTCTTCAAGTCCAGTAAACGGTGCTGATCAATCTGGAAATTTAAAGTTGCCGTTTGGTATCACACGAATAGGCGTGAATGCAACCTCAGTGACCGGCAATCCGGGTAATCCGGGAAATGACGGAAATAATGGTCAAAGAGGAAACGCAGGCGCAGCAGGTAATCCCGGTGATCCGGGAAATTCAGGGAACAACGGTAACGGCGGACAAGCAGGGAATCCGGGTGTTGCGGGTTTTGCCGGCAGTGCAGGTACGCGAGGTCAAGGTGGTGCAGGCGGCGCAGGCGGTGATGCATTTACTAATAATACCGTGGGAAATGGCGGTGGCGGTGGCGCATTAAATGTTGCCCAATTTACTTCTGTAGAGACGGCCGGTGGTACCGGCGGTACAGGATTTCCCGGTCAAACTGGCGCGTCCGGTCAACCAGGATGGTGGCAAACCCAAATGACTTTTCAATGGCCTCTCGCAATCCAGCAAAACACCGGCTCTGGCGGATTGTTTCCGGTCACTGGAGGTCCTGCGCCAGCACCGGCAGAGTTAGGCGCTTCTTACGGTGGTGCCGGCGGCAACGGCGGCGAGTCGAACGGTCAGATTTTCCCTTCGCAACCTTATGGTTCTGTCGGTGGCGGCGGCGGTGCCGGAGGAGGAGCATGGCAACCAACTTATCCAACTATACCCAACGCACAATGGTCAGGACAAGCAGGGCAACCGGGAAATCCAGGTCAATCTGGTTCTCAAGTTCAACCAAATTCTGCAAACTGGTTAAACAACGGTCTAGGTAAAGGCAATCCGGGAACAGGCGCAACTACTGGTAACAGTGCCAATCCAGGTAACACAGGCGCTCAAGGAACAGGCGCTACGGCAGGAAATGCCGGTAATGCCGGAGCAGCTGGAAATCAAGGAGCACTAGGACAACCAGGTGCAGCTGTTTCTTTCTTCAATGTGAATAGCGGCACAGGCACTCGTGGCAACAGAGGAAACGCAGGCGCAGCAGGTAATCCAGGGAATGACGGAAATCCAGGGAACAACGGTAACGGCGGTGGCGGTGGCGCAGCGGGTCAACCAGGAAATGACGGAAATAATGGAACGGGAAATCCGGGAAATTTCGGTAGTGCAGGCGGTGTCGGCGATTCAGGCGGTGCAGGAAACGCAGCAACGCATTCAGGATCCGGCGGTGGCGGTGGCGGCGGTTACGGTTCAGTTAACAGTCCAGTTCAAGGTAACGCCGGTAGTCCGGGTAATTCAAATTCTGGAAACATTACAGGAGCAGCACCCAGCGGAGCAGGCGGGGCTAGTCCTGGTGCTGGACAACCTGGTAGTGCTGGATCAGTAGGCAGTCAAGGCAACACAGGCGCAACAGGCGCACAAGGAAATGTAGGTACTTCTGGAACAGGCGGCAACTTCAATACAGGTCAAGCAGGTTCTGCCGGTACAACTCCTGCTGCTCAAAGAGCCGGACAACCCGGTAATGACGGAGCAGCAGGCGAGCAAGGAAATAACGGCACTGGGAGAACGCTTGGAAATCCGGGAGGTTCGGGTAACCAAAACAGCACAACCAATCCTTCATTAAAAGTACAATATAGAACCGACTATGCTTATGCAGTGCCTAAAGCAAGCGCCTCTGGCGGCGGTTCATTAACCATATCTTGGAATAGACAATAGGAGCAAACATAATGTCTAAACATTTTAACTATACATATGAGGTAAAGGGAGTAGATGTTCAAACTGGTCATTTGATCATTAAATGGACACCAGAAGATGCAAGTCTTTCTCCGTTTGAATTAAACACCCGTTTGGTGTACAAGCAACCGGAACAAATTCTTGATGCAAACAATAATCCAGTGTATGCAACATTCGAAGATATTCCTTTCAGTGTTCATTTGGATTATACGGTAAGGTGTATCGCTCCTCATCATGAATGGGAGTTACAAGAGATTCTTGTTAACAATGTCTCTGGACTTGTCGGCACAACGGGTACGGTAACTGATCCTGAAGTTGTTTAAATAAAAATTAGGTGAATAAAATATGAGTATTATGCATTCGGTAAAACAAAAATGTGGTTGGTCACAATGGAGTAAAATATTTAATGATGAAGAAGTTGCTTCTATTATTGAATATGGAAAAAGTTTACCGACCGTTGAAGCGTTGACGGGAGATAATTTTAGTATGTCGGACAATGAGGAGATTCGAAAGAGTACTATTTCGTGGATTAATCGTGACGATGATAACTCATGGATATTTGATCGAATAAACGGTTGTGCTTATAATTTGAATAATGAACTTCATGGTTTTGACATTGAGTACTGTCACACATTGCAATTTACACGTTATGAAGATGACTATTCACATTATACGTGGCATTGGGACATGTACACTAGATCCAATAGTCTAGAACGCAATGATATATGTCATCAAAGAAAGTTCTCAGCTGTCGTACAATTGTCTGATCCTGAAGATTACGAAGGCGGAGAACTTCAACTGTCGCCTTGCGGTAATATAACAAATATGCAAAAAGAAAAGGGTTTACTTGTTTGTTTTCCTTCGTTTCTTCTGCATAGAGTATTGCCTGTCACGAAAGGACAGAGATATTCATTAGTTGCGTGGTTCACAGGTCCAGATTGGAGGTAAAAAATGTCTTGTGATGTAGATCATGAAGATTTTATCGGTGTTTACGATGAATTTTTATCAGAAGAAGCGTGTCAAAACTTGATTGATTATTTTGAATGGCAGAGACAACGCAATCGAACATGGGGCCGTGGTAATGATGAATCAAGACACGGATTGAATAAAAAGGATGAATCGGTAACTATCTCTTATAATTCACATGATGATAATAGTAGATTATTTACTTTTGACAATTTAGGTCAATTAATACATGAATTTAATGATAGATTCTGGGGCGAAGCATACAAACACTACAGTTCGCATTTTGGAATTTTAAATGAGTTAAGCAGTCATTCAGTATTGTCTTTTAAAGTGCAGAAGACTTTACCAGGAGAAGGTTATCATGTTTGGCACTGTGAGGCAGGTACACCTGAGACTTCGAAAAGAATAGGCGTTTATAGTGTTTACTTGAATGATGTTGAGACTGGTGGTGAGACTGAGTTTTTATATCAAAAAAGAAGAGTACAACCAAAGACCGGCAGACTTGTAATATGGCCTGCCGCATGGACACATCCACACAGAGGCAATCCGCCTCTAAGTGGAGTAAAATATATGATGACTGGATGGATTGAATATGTATGAGCGGAATCGAAGCACGAATTGAATATGTAGGACAGTTGCCTGTAATCATACTGGACAATTTTTATACTCAAGACGAAACAAAGTTGATGATGCAAGAACTGTGTTATTACAACAGCACAGGCGCATTATATGAACCAGAGAGAGTTGGTGTTGCGTATAGTGAAGACGGAAAAGTTATGAAGAAAGGAAAGAGTGTCTTCTTAGATCCTTTATATGCTGATAGGGATTTTTCAAATATCCTAAGAGTCAATAGAAAAATTTTTCTAAAAGAAATAACTGATCAACTCTGCGCTGAACATGATATTTTTAAATATTTGCAGACATGTAATTCTGATAACACCATGATTTCTTATTTTGAGAATAGTGATTATTACGAACCTCATCATGATTGTGCTTGTATTACTGTGTTGTCTTGGTTATACAGAGAACCTAGAAGATTTAGTGGTGGCGATCTAATTATCGAAAATGATCTAAAGGTAGATTGTTTGAATAATAGAACCATTGTTTTTCCAAGTATTTTAAAACACGAAGTGACAAAGATAAGAATGGACAAACGTGATATGAATCAGAACTTAGGACGATTTTGCATCACACAGTTTACATTGTTTCAATAATATACTAAATAAAGTAGAGTATAATTTTTTACGGAGTAATCAATGGCCACGCCAACAACACGAACAGAATTTAAAGAATTTTGTCTAAGAGCTCTAGGCAAGCCTGTCATTGAAATTAATGTTGATGATGATCAAGTAGATGATAGAGTAGATCAATCTCTACGTTTTTACTATGACTATCATTTTGATGGTTCGGAGAAGATATATTACAAGCATCTAGTTGACGCTAACACTGTCTCAAACATGTACATCGACTTGCCTGAAAATATTATCGGTGCAGTTCGCATGTTTCCTTTAGACTCTATCTCAACATCCTCTGGTGATATTTTTAATATTCGATATCAGATTGCATTGAATGATCTGTACACATTGACCAATGTCGCATTGATTGATTACTATATGACGATGGAACATCTTGCAATGGTGCAGGAGATTCTCGTAGGTAAACCACAGATTCGGTATAATCGTCACAGAAACAGATTATTTATTGATGAAACAAAAGGTGATCTCACAGAAGGAAGATATATTCTAATCGAAGCTTACGAGATTGTTGATCCTGCGACTTATTCAGATGTATGGTCTGATCGATGGTTGCAGAACTATACAACACAACAAATCAAGAGGCAATGGGGTTCGAACCTTACAAAGTTTGAAGGTCTTCAACTACCCGGTGGTGTTACATTCAATGGAACTAAAATATACGATGATGCTGATGCTGAAATAAAAAGACTAGAAGAAGAGATGATTGCTAACTATAGTCTTCCGGTCATGGATATGATAGGTTAATTATTATACTTTATGATGGACAAAGCAATTATACTAATAAGAGAGAAGATTGTCAACCATGACCACGAATGTATTCTTTAATAATTTTGAGAGTTATGCTGAACAGAATCTAATTGAAGATTTAATTATCGAATCGATTAGAATCTATGGTCATGATTTGTATTATTGTCCGAGAACGGTAATAGCTAGAGACGACCTCTACAACGAGGATGCGGTCTCAGAATATAAAGATGCCTATCTTGTCGAAATGTATATCAAGAACGTTGAAGGTTTTGAAGGCGAAGGCGATTTTCTTTCTAAGTTCAATATCCAGATTCGCGATGAGATGACACTGACGGTAGCAAACAGAACTTTCCAGAATGAAGTCGGTGCCGAAGAGGTACTCACAAGACCGAGAGAAGGCGATCTAATTTACATGCCTCTTACAGGCAAAGTTTATGTTGTCAAGTATGCTGAACACGAAGCTCCTGTTTTCTATCAAATGGGTGCTTTGCAGTGTTATGATTTACGCATCGAACAATTTGAATATAGTAATGAAAAACTGAACACGGGTGTACCAGAGATTGATATACTAGAAACGAATTACTCTACAAATGCCGCATTGCAAACAGGCGTAAATCTTGACGCTAATGGTAATATAATCATCGATGCAAATACTGGTCGGCCGACTTATGAGGGTGCGAACACTTATTCTATGGCGAATGATCCTTTTGCTGAAAATGACAAATACGATACATTAGACTCGTTCGTTGATTGGTCTGAAATCGATCCATTCAGTGAGGGTAATATCTAATGTTTGGAACAACTTATTACCACGACACATTACGAAAATACGTCATTCTATTTGGTACATTGTTTAATGATATCATTATCAACCGAGAAGATAATAGCGGTAACGTAAAACAATCATTCAAAGTGCCTCTGTCTTACGGACCAAGAGAAAAGTTTTTGGCTCGTATTGAAGGTATTGATACTGATCAAGATCCGCAAGATCAGCCGTTCTCAATCATCCTGCCTCGTATGGGTTTTGAAATCACTGGATTTGCTTATGCGCCTGAGAGAAAATTGTCCACAATTAATAAGTTTGTGAACAAACCAAGAACAACAAATGAAAATATTAAAAATTATCAATACAATCCTGTGCCGTATGATATTAATTTCTCATTATCTATTTTCGTAAAAAATATGACAGATGGTACTAGAATTGTCGAACAGATACTACCTTACTTTACACCTGAGTTTACAACAACGGTACAACTTGTTGCTGATCCTGATATAACACTTGATGTTCCTCTGGTGTTGAATGATACAAGTATGGATGATGTTTATGAAGGATCATTTGAAGACAGGCGCGCATTGATTTGGACTCTTAACTTTACGATGAAAGGTTTCTTTTTTGGTCCTACGAAGAGACAGTCTGTTATCAAACTTGCGAATACTCAATTGTACGATGCAACATTGTTTGCTGACATTACAGACGCTCCTTCATCGCCTGACATTGATGTGCTTGAGACAATTAATGTGTACCCAGGACAATATGCGAATGGCGCAGCTTCTACTGATCCAAATAATACAGTAGACAGAAGTCAAATATCGAAAGATGAAAACTGGGGATATATTACAGTAATAAAAGATTCTGATGGAAATTCATAAATGAAAACAAAAGATACGATCAGTGATATACTTGACATCACACCGATTGATGTTACAGTAGAAGGTGAAAAATTACCTACGACTTATAAAGCGCCGAAAGAAGACGATGACTATAAACAGATTGATACTGACACTCGTTATGTCAGACAGAACATGTATGATTTGATTGAGAAAGGTCATGGCGCAATCGATGAGTTACTGGCTGTCGCTGATCAATCGCAACATCCTCGTGCATATGAAGTCTTAGCAAATATGATTAAAACTATGGGTGATATGAACAAAGACTTGATTGACATGCATGAGAAAAAGAAAAAATTAAAACAAAACATTGACGCGCCTGAAGAAAAATCCGTTACCAACAATAATCTATTTGTTGGATCCACCAGCGAACTATTGAAATTGATGAATAGAGATAATGACACAAATTAAAGATATTGAAGAGTATCGTTCGTATCTCGGTAATGTAAATCTAAAACGAAAAGGAGTCACAATCGAATGGACCGAAGATATGGTTCAGGAGTTTGTGAAGTGTGCAAGAGACCCTATATATTTTGCTGAAAAATATATTCAGATTGTTCGCGTGGATCACGGTCTTATACCTATTGTCTGTTATGATTATCAAAAAGAAATTATAAGAAAAACAACAGAGAATAGGAGAACGTGTGTTGTTACATCGCGTCAGGCTGGTAAGACAACGACTGCTGTTTGCCTTATCCTTCATTATATTCTTTTTAATGATCATAAACTTGTTGCTCTTCTTGCAAATAAAGGAGACGCTGCAAGAGAAATATTGGATCGTATCAAAATTGCTTACGAAGCACTTCCAAAGTGGTTACAACAAGGTGTAGTTGAATGGAACAAAGGTTCCGTGGAGTTTGAGAATGGATCGAAAATTATTGCTGCCGCTACTTCCTCTTCTGCTATTCGTGGTAAATCCGTATCTTTCCTTTACATTGATGAGACCGCATTCGTTGAGAACTGGGATGAATTCTTTGCTTCCGTATTCCCAACCATCTCTTCTGGTACAACCACCAAGATTCTACTCACCTCTACTCCGAATGGATTGAATCACTTTTACAAAACTTGTGAAGGCGCCAAGGCCAATAAAAATGGATATGAGTTCGTGCAAGTTATGTGGTATGATGTACCTGGTCGTGATGAGAAATGGAGAGAAGAAACACTCGCCGCGATGGACTTTGACACAGAGAAATTCGCGCAAGAAATGGAGTGTGAGTTTCTCGGTTCTTCGGGCACATTGATCTCTGGCTGGAAACTCAAACAACTTGTCTATAGAGATGCGGTCAAAGAAGTAGGCGGTGTGAATGTCTATCAAGAACCGACACCCGATGGTAATTATGTTATTGTTGCAGACGTTTCAAGAGGTAAAGGACTAGACTATTCTGCAATACAGGTTATCGATGTGAGTAAGATGCCTTATCAACAAATTGCAACCTATCGCAACAATATGATAACGCCTGTTGACTTTGCGTCCGTTATACATAGAGTAGCAAAGTATTATAATGATGCATCGATATTAATTGAAGTAAATGATATTGGCGAACAAGTAGCCAGTATTATTTTTGAAGAATATGAGTATGAAAATATGTTGTTGACAGAAAACAACGGAAGAGAAGGAAAAAGACTTCTGTCTGGCGTTGCTGGCTTCAGCGGCAAGGCTGACAAAGGAATTAGAACAACCAAGTCAGTAAAATCGATTGGATGTTCTATGATAAAGCTGTTGGTTGAACAGAACCAACTTATCATAAACGACTTTGAAACGATTAGAGAGTTCTCAACATTCAGTCAAAAGGGAACATCATGGGAAGCAGAACCAGGCAATCATGATGATCTAGTGATGTGTTTAGTACTGTTTGGTTGGCTGTCGAATCAAAAGTTTTTCAAAGAATTAACCGATATAAATACTGTAATCAATTTAAGAGAAGTGAATGAAGAAAAGGTGTTTAGTGAATTGGTGCCATTTGGTTCAATATCAACGGGACAAGAAGAACATGAAGAAGAAAAAATCTTCGCTGTTAGTTCAAATTCCAACGATTGGTTGTTCCGAGACTGAGATTGCTTATTTTATAAATATAATTATTAAGAATTTCTTCATGAATATGAATAACTATAGAGGAGAGTAATCATGCCTTTTCAAGTAAGTCCAGGCGTAAACGTTAGTGAAATTGATTTAACCACTATCGTACCAGCCGTAACAACTTCTGTCGCCGCAGCTGCCGGCGTATTTAGATGGGGTCCAGCGGGCAAAAATGTTTTGGTAACAAGTGAAGATGAACTTGCCCAACGTTTTGGAAAACCCACAAATCTTAATGCAGAAACTTGGTTGAATGCAGCCAGCTTTCTTGCTCACTCAACTGCATTGCAAGTAAGCCGATCATACGACCTTACGAACGCAAACACTTCTTTGAGAACATATAGTGCGGTCGCAATTACTGAAGGCGGTACTGCGCCAGATACTACTGATCTTGTTGCTGCAACTGTTCTTAATGATGAAGATTATGATCTGAAGACTTTCCCATCAGATCATCATTTTGTTGCTCGTTATCCTGGTGCTCTCGGTAACTCGCTGAAAGTATCCGTATGTAGCGGATCAAATGCTTTCTCTACAACAATTACTCTGGAAGATTTCATTGCCAACACTAGTGTAGTAGCTTCACAGGGTTTCGATCTTGATGTAGGTAGCAATACAGCAGTAGTTCGTTATACAAACGTTGACACCGGCAATACCGATAGTACAAACACCGAGGCGGCCGCCAATCTGCTCGAAGCGGCTCTTCAGGTAGGTGATATCATTCGACTTGGTAATACGACAGTTGGTTTTCAGTCAATGGTTATTTCTTCACTGGCTGTTACTACCGAAGTGGACGGCTCGCTCGTTGACACTGGTCCTTCAAGATTGACTATTGGATTCACCGATACGCTTAAGTTGAGTACTGATATTGCCGACCAGACTACGCTCGACCGAAGATGGGAATACTTTGCTGATTTTGCACGAGCGCCTGGTCAAAGTAACTGGCAAAGCGTTTACGGCAACACATCTATCAACGATGAAATTCATATCGTTGTTGTTGACGAAGACGGTCTGTTTACGAATGTTCCTGGAACTGTACTAGAAACGTATAGTGCTGTTTCTCGTGCTACAGACGGAAAACTAGATACTGGTGCTACAAACTATTGGCGTGAAATTGTTAATAACAATTCTTCGTATATTTGGGCTACCAATCACGATCCGAGCGGTATTGAATCCGCTACTGGTACTAGTCTTACGGCTGCAAACACATCAGTAGGTGCAGCAATCTATACCGCTTCTTTCCAAGGTGGTCAAGACGGTGGAGACGAAACAACTGCTGCATTGAGTAATATTCTTACTGCATGGGATGTGTTCAAAGAACCAGAAGACGTTGATATCAGTCTGTTGTTGTGTGGTAAATCCCGCGGCGGCGTTCACGGAGAACAAGTATGTAATTACTTGGTTGACAACATCGCTGAGTATAGAAAAGACTGTGTTGTATTTGTTTCACCGGACAAAGATGATGTTGTAAACAACTCAGCGGGTGATCAAGAACAAGACTGTGTTCAGTTCCGCAATTCTTGTCGATCAACTTCTTATGCTGTGATGGATTCTGGTTATAAGTACATGTACGACAAGTACAATGATCTTTATCGTTGGATTCCTCTGAACGGTGACATCGCTGGTCTGTGTGCTGCTACTGATGACACACGAGACCCTTGGTTCTCGCCTGCTGGTATCACAAGAGGAAGAATTAAGAACATCGTTAAACTTGCTTGGAATCCGAATCAGGCTAGACGCGATGTGTTGTATGTGAATGGTATTAACCCTGTTGTTAACTTTAAAGGTGAGGGTATTATTCTTTACGGAGATAAGACTCTTCTGTCTAAACCTTCTGCATTTGATCGCATCAATGTTCGCCGTTTGTTCATCGTGCTTGAGAAAGCAATTGCCATTGCCTCTCGTTCGACACTGTTCGAATTCAACGATGAGTTTACTCGCGCTTCGTTTGTTGCTCTTGTAGAACCTTTCTTGCGAAACGTTAAAGGCCGCCGTGGTGTTACTGATTATCTCGTTGTCTGTGATGAATCAAATAACCCGCCCGCTGTCGTTGACCGAAATGAATTTGTTGGAGATATCTACATTAAACCTGCACGATCAATCAACTTTATCCAGTTGAACTTCATCGCTGTTAGGTCTGGTGTTGAATTCTCAGAAATAATCACGAACGGTTAAGACAATTCGTATAAATACAACAAATAACAACGGAGAATAAGTAATGGCAATCGATATCGGGAGATTTAAAGAAGGCGCTATGCAAGCGGGTGGGTTCAGACCCACCCTCTTCGAAGTAAAGATCAACACCGTTGGTGAGGATCTCGCTTTTCTTTGTAACGCAACACAAGTACCGGCACTAACCATGGGTGTTATTGAAGTGCCTTACATGGGTCGCAAAATTAAAACAGCTGGTGATAGAACATATGCTGAGTGGACAACAACCCTTTTCATTGAAGAAGATTTCAGTGTAAGAGACAGATTGGAAGCATGGCAAACCTCTATCAATAATCCAGAGACAAACGTGCGTGATGAAGTGTGGACAGAGTATAAGACGGAAGCTTATATTAGTCTGTATGATAAGAAAGGCAGAGTTCTTAGAGAGTATACTCTAGAAGGTTGTTGGCCGACTGAAGTTGGTACTATTGATCTTGATTGGAATACAACCGATACTTTGGCTACTTATCAGGTAACATGGGCGTTTGATATCATGCAACAAGGTAACCAGAAGTCCTCTGGACGTAGTGGTGGAGCGCAGCGAAATAGCAATAGACCTAAACCTGGTTTGACAGCTTAATATTCCTAGAACAACTAAATAAAATTAGTATTTTTCTGGGAGTTTAAAGAATGGATTTATTTGGTTTTGAAATAACAAGAAAGAAGGAAGAAAAAATAGAGCAGAAGGTTCAATCTTTTGCTCCTCCTTCTAACGATGACGGTTCCTTAATCGTCACCTCTGGTGGCGTTTATGGAACCTATGTCGATCTTGACGGGTCAGTCCGCACAGAAGCCGAACTTGTCAACAAGTATCGGGCGATTGCGCTTGACCCTATTATTGACTTGGCAATTCAGGATATTGTGAATGAAGCTATTGTTGAAGATAGTGAAGAAGACACAGTATCCATTTTGTTGGATGATGTTGAGACACAAGATTCTATCAAGAAAAAGATAGAAGAAGAATTTGAAAACGTTTTGGATCTATTAGAGTTCAATCGTTATAGTTATGAGGTATTTAAGAGATGGTATGTTGACGGTAGACTCTACTATCATGTAATTATAGACGAGGGTAAACCGAAACAAGGTATCATTGAAGTAAGATATGTTGATCCTCGTAACATTAAGAAAGTAAAAGAAGTAAAGAAAGAGAAAAACGCACAAGGCGTTACTGTAGAAAGAATTGTTGGTGAATACTACCTTTACAATCCATCAGGTTTTGTAAAGAGATCAGGAACAGTATCAACATATGGATCGTCTTCAGGCGCACAGGCTGAAGGCATCAAGATTTCGAAAGATTCCGTGGTGTATAACACTAGCGGATATCAAAATGCAGATAACAATTTAATTTTATCATATCTGCATAAGGCCATTAGACCTCTCAATCAGTTGAGGTCAATGGAAGATTCACTGGTGATCTATAGAATATCAAGAGCACCAGAGAGAAGAATTTTTTATGTAGACGTTGGCGGTTTGCCGAAAGCAAAAGCTGAACAATACTTAAATGATTTGATGACAAAATTTAAAAATAAGGTTGTTTACGATTCGACAACCGGTGATATTCGTGATGACAGAAAGTTTATGACTATGTTAGAAGACTTTTGGTTACCACGGCGCGAAGGTGGGCGAGGAACAGAGATAACCACATTACCTGGTGGTCAAAATCTGGGTGAAATTGATGACGTTGTATATTTCCAGAATCTCCTCTTTAGGTCCTTAAATGTTCCCTCTACCCGTCTCCAACCAGAAACTACTTTTACACTGGGCCGTGCAACTGAAATTAGTCGAGATGAGGTGAAGTTTTCTAAATTTATTACTCGACTAAGAAATAAATTTTCTGAATTGTTTACTTCTCTACTAGAGAGACAATTGATTCTCAAGGGTATTTGTACACCTGAAGAATGGAGAGAATGGAAGTACAGAATCGAATATAAGTTCGCCATTGATAATTATTTTGAAGAACTGAAACAGATGGAGATCATGCGTGACAGAGTATCGTTGTTGCGTGACATGGATGAATATGTTGGCAAGTACTACTCTCACGACTATGTACGACAGTTTATTTTGCAACAGAACGAATCAGAAATGAAAGAAATTGATCAACAGATCAAAGACGAAAAAACTGATGAGAGATATACTGAAGGCGATGATGATTTTGGTGCTGACGATGGCATGGACGATAGAGAACCAGAACCGCCAGCACAAACTTTTAAATTAGTTCCCGATGACAACCAGGGAGATGAAGACCAGTAGTGGAGAAAATTATGAGTGATAACGAACACATTACAGATTTTATCAGCGCGGCAGTTGCAGACAAACCTGTAGCTGCGGCAAAGGCATTTGCACAAGCACTAGAACCTAAAGTAGATGCCGCACTTCATCAAAAAAGAGATGAAATATTAAGTCAAGTTTTTAATAGAACAGAGGAAGAGGAAGATGTCTGAACTTCAGAGAATTCTAGAAAAGTATAAGTCTCGCGCCGGTGATGACAGTGACGAGCAACGATTCATCGACAAACACACAGACAACGTTTCTGTCTTTGATGGACCAGGCGTAGCAGAAGTGCAGAAAGCTGCACAGGCAACCTCGTTCGTTGATAGATCGATGGAACACGGTTACAATCCAGGTCAAGACGAAGAAGTTTATGAAAGTTTTTCTATTGAAGATTTGAGATCGGTTTTTAAGTCTATGGATGTTGAACAAGAAATTGCAGAAGAGGTTGTTAAATCTCTGAAAGAATCTGCACCGAGTCATGTGTTGAAAGTTATCGATGAAGCCGTCCAAGAATATTACGATGAAGCGTCTGACGAAGAGAAAGCCGTACTTGATGAGATGTTGTCTACAGATGAAGGTTACGAAGAATTGCTGAATCAAATCTTCGAAGAAGATGACGATGAAGACGAAGACGAGGACGATGAAGACGAGGATGACGAAGATGATGACGAAGAAGACGGTGACATTGACGTTAATCCTAAAATGAAAGAAGGTTACGGTAAAAAATATAAGAAGTAATTTTAAGTGGCAATATTTCGCAAAGATACTCAGCAACTTCTTAATGACAATAAAACATTATATGAAGTTGTTATGGTCGCAGACCAATACGGAAGAGTGGGTGCCGAATCGGGCACCGCTACTTCTCGGAGTG